GCTGAGCAAAATGAAGGCTTAGCGTACACGACGCGTGTGAATTGTGCTGAGACGACAATAACGCTTTGTGCTGACATTCGGTGGTGCGGGTAAGAACCATTATGTTAAATAGCCCGGTATTTCGAACAATTATCCCTTTACTGAAGGTCGCCAATAAGCGGCCTTTTTTCTTGCCTGATAGCAGCAGGTAACTCATGAAATATTTCTTTAAAACGCGCCTGGGGAATACTCGTTTCCAGCTCGCAGATGGCTCAGTGCTGTTCAAGGATGTGCCGATCGGCCGTACTGGAGAGCAGGAGTACGACAAAACCGAGCGCCCAGAGCTTACCCCTGATGCGCGGGGGAAAATCATCGTACGGCGAACACCTGAAGAGGTTTTCAGTGAGCGCTCAATGGCGTCCTTTGAAGGAATGGCCGTAACGATAGGTCATCCGCGAGATTTCAATGGCGACATTATCTTTGTTGCCCCTGAGAACTGGCGATTGCTGGCGCACGGACACATTCAGAATGTCAGGCGCGGGGAGGGCAACAAGTCCGATCTTCTGCTTGCTGATGTCATTGTCAAAAGCCCTGAAGGACTCCAGGCAATTGATGATGGCGATGATGAGGTGAGTTGTGGCTACGACGCAGACTACGAACAAATCTCACCCGGCCTCGCAATTCAATCTGCGATAACCGGTAACCATATGGCCCTCGTCCCTAATGGGCGTGCTGGCTTTCGTTGCAAAATAGGGGATGCTATGCCAAGCACAACTAAAAACTGGTTTACCCGGCTTCTAAAGGCCCGAAAAACCAATGACGCCGCCGAAATGGCGAATCTTGTCGATAACGCGCCGGAAAGCATTACCGGTGATGACGACGTAAGTTCTTCGATTACGCCGGGTGGTGTGGTGATTAATCTCTCACCTCAAAGCCCGCTGCCGGGTCCAGCTCTACCGGGGACTGGTGATGCTGAAGAAGAAATTCCCGCGTGGGGTAAAGCGCTGATCGAGGCGGTCGCTAAACTCGCCCCGGCATCTGCAACAGGTGATGCAGACGACGATGACGAAGAGAAGGACGAAAAGGAAGGGGCTGTTACCGGTGATGCCGCGTATCGTGCCGATCTAATTCAGCCAGGCATTCAGTTACCGTCCACTGCAAAGCCTACCGCGTTCAAGCGTTCAGTTCTGGCTGCTGCCGATCAGACGATGGTTCGCTCTATCGTGGGTGATGCTGATATCACCACGCTGAAAAAAGCCACCGTGGACATGGCCTTTAACGCTGTGTCTGAAGTGGCGAAAAACCGCAATACCGCAGCCAAGACCGTTGACGGTTTCCGCAACATCAACTCCAACACAACCAAATCCATCGCGGAGATTAATGCTGCTGCGAAGGAACTCTGGGCTAAACGCTAACGGGGCACTCAATGGATAATACTTTTCTCTACCGGATGCCTGCGGGCATCGCCGGTGCTATTTCTCGTCCGCAAGATCTGACTGTTGAACCACAGACCCTGGACAGCGCAAAGGCGTTCACGGCTTACGGACTGGCCGGGAAGTTCTCCGCAGGTAAGTTTGTGCCGATCGAGGCCTCTGATACTGCTGCAGTGGTGGTGGGTATCTATGTACGCCCTTACCCGACAGCATCTCAGCCAGACAAAGTGCGCCAGATCGGGAGCGGTTACAACTTCGCTGGCGATTGCATGAAGCGTGGCTATGTCACGGTCAATCTGGGTGCTGATGCGAGCTCCGTTACTCTCGGTGGCGCTGTATTTATGCGCGTGGCTACTCCAACCGCATCAAGCCCACTTGGCGCGTTCCTTGCCGCCGCTGACAGCACGAACACCGTACAGATCACCAACGCTTACTTCAATGGCCCCGGCGACACTAACGGCAACATTGAACTGGCCTTTAATATTTAAGGAAATCGCAAATGCCAATGACATTTGACCAGGCAACAGTCGACAGTTCTGGTGCCTTTCTTATTCACGAGCTGGAACGTCTCGACCAGACACTAAACCTGCCGTTGACTTCCCAGACCTGGAGCCGCGATATCCTGCTGCGTGAAGACGTGTCTATCGCTGACGAAATCAGCTCCTTTACCAACACTACATTTGCCGCTGCCGGTACGCCTAACGCCAACGGTAAAAACTGGATCAGCCCGCTCGCAACAGCAATTGCCGGTATCAAAGTTGATATCGAGAAGAAAGGTTTCCCGCTTGAATTGTGGGGCATGGAGCTTGGCTGGACCGTTATTGAGCTGAATGCTGCCGCACAGGTCGGGCGCCCTATCGATACCCAGAAATACGACGGCATGCAGCTGAAGTGGAACATGGATACCGATGAGCAGGTTTATATCGGTGACGCGGCGAAAGGTGCTAAGGGGCTGCTTAACCTTTCTCAGGTGACGCCGACCAACGCCACCAAAACATGGGCCACCTCAACTGCTGACGAAATTCGCGCAAGTATCAACCAGGTGCTCAGTAATGCATGGACCCGCTCCGCTTACTCAAAAGTGCCGGAAGATTTGCTGATCCCGCCTGAGCAGTATTCGTTCCTGGCGAGCACCATTGTTTCCAGCGCCGGTAACCAGTCTTTGCTGACTTATCTGGAAACGAACACTATCGCCTACCACCAGAACGGCAAGCCGCTCAGCATTCGTCCGGTTAAATGGGTGAAGGGGCGCGGTGTGGGTAGTACTGATCGCATGGTGGCCTACACCAACGATAAGAAATTTGTGCGCTTCCCGATGGTTCCTCTGCAGAGCGTCCCGATCCAGTATCGCGGCCTGTATCAGTTGGTGACCTATTACGGCAAGTTGGGTGCGGTTGAACCGGTTTACCCGGAAACCCTGAACTACATGGATGGCATTTAATCCAGATACAGCCCCTTCATAGGGGCTTTTTTCTAAGGAATTCTGATGAAGAAAATCTATGTACTCACCGCCTTCAACTTCAATGATGGTGAAAAAATCACTCCATATGCCGCCGGATTTCATGACGTTGATGATGATGTGGCCGCGCATTGGTTTGTAAAAGCCCACTGTTCGCCGGATGGCGAAGCACCGGCAATCGCAGAAGATCCGCGCATTGCTGAGTATGAGGCGCGCATTGCTGACCTTGAATCGCAGCTGGCGGAGGCCACAACCAATGGCAAGAAACCAAAGTCTGCCGACGCCTGAGCAGTTCAGAGCGGCATTCCCGCAGTTCGCTGACGAAACAAAGTACCCAACCCCAATGATTCAGACGCGCCTTAATCTGGCGGATGTTCTGCTGAGTGAGTCGCGGTTTGGTCAAGATATTTTCCCTTACGTAGCCGAGCTATATGTCGCGCACTACCTGTACCTGTACGCTGCTGATATGCGTGGCGTTGCTGTTGGTTCGGCTGGTGGTGCAAATAGCGGTGTGCAGACGTCAAAGTCAGTGGATAAGGTTTCGGTAAGCTACGATGCCAGCGCGACGCTGGACCCTAATGCGGGCTTCTGGAATAACTCCCGTTATGGATCTGAGTTCTGGGAATACCTCATGATTTTCGGTGCGGGAGCAGTTCAATTGGGGACGCCGTAATGAAAAGCGGACTCACGATACGCTCTGACAATTACGCCGATGTTCTCGACGCACTGAATAAGCTATCTGGCACCGATGTGCTGGTGGGCATTCCCGCTGGCCCTCCACGTGAAGATTCCCCACTGAGTAATGCCGAAATTGGTTACCTGCAGTCCACCGGGGCGACCGTGGAGATTGACGGCGAGATCGTCACGCTCCCGCCACGACCTTTTCTCGATATGGGTATAGAGGATTCTCGGGATAAAACCACCGCACGGCTGAAGCTTGCCGCACAGGCTGCGCTTGAGGGTAATTCTGGTGTGGCAGAGCAGCATCTTGAGGCCGCTGGACAGATTGCCCGAGATGCGGCAAAGGCGGTTATCGGTGACGGTGATCGACTAGAACCCTTATCTGAAAAGACGCTCAAGCGACGTCGTGCTGCTGGTTTGAGAGGTATTAAGCCGCTGTATGCTCATGGCTTCCTGTTGCGTGCGATTCAATACGTCGTAAGGAAAAAATAATGCCTTTACTCGATGTGACAGAGGTTCTTCTGGACCCGGATTTTGTCGATCTGACGTTGGTATGTCACCGACAGGTGCAGACGGTTGACGAAGATAACTTCCCGATCAATACGCCGCAGGATATCCCGTTCTCCGGGGTGGTGACCGTTGACCGCTCTCTGGAAGCTAAACGTATGACCGCCGGACAGAACATCAACGGCGCAATCCTCATCGTTACTCAGTTCAGGCTTACGCAGGGTCAGCCCGGACTGGATGCTGACACAGTAACCTACCAGGGGCGCGACTATCGCGTGACGTTTGTCGATCCTTACACAGCGTATGGTGCCGGGTTCGTCCAGGCACATTGCGAACTGCTGGAATTTGACGGAGGTACGCCAGTTGAGTAACGACAGCACAACGGCGGGCTATCTGACGCCCGTCGGTGATTCGCCGCCCTACGATGAGGATCTGGAAAGGTTAATCAGCCGCTGGATACGGCGCGTTACCGGGCTGGATGCCACGCTGGTTTACCCGCGCTGGACCGACCCACAAAAGCAGATACCCAAAAACGGCACTACCTGGTGTGCGTTTGGTATCACCGGTATTCAGGAAGACTTCAATCCCGCTTACCTGCAGGGTGAAGAAAGCACCGAACAATGGTCACATGAGACCGTGAGTCTGATTCTGTGCTTCTACGGCCCGCAGGGGTTGGCGACGGCCACACGATTTCGTGATGGTCTGCTGGTATCGCAGAACAATGACGAGCTGAACCGCTCAGGCCTGACATTCCTGCAGATGGGCCGGATCCTCAACCTTCCAGAACTCATCAATAACCAGTGGGTGCGCCGGTACGATATCAGCGTTGACCTGCGCCGCAAAATCATCCGCCAGTACGGCATTCAATCGCTGGTCGACGCGCCAGTGCAATTTTTTGGAGATTAAAACATGGCACAGGGCTTACCTGTTTCCAATGTCGTTAACGTTGACGTCATCATGTCACCGGTAGCGGCAACGGGGCGAAACTTCGGTGCGCTCCTCATTCTGGGAACCTCTACCGTTATTCCGGTGACCGAGCGCATTCGCCAGTATTCGGCCATTGAAGACATCGGCGATGATTTTGGCGTTGATTCCCCGGAATACGAAGCGGCGACCATCTTCTTTTCACAGTCACCAAAACCAACGCTGGTTTATATCGGGCGCTGGGCGAAAACGCTGGCGGAAGGCGAAGCCGGGGCGGTTGAAACGCTGCTGCAGGCGGTGAATGCCTCTCTGCAATATACCAACTGGTACGGGCTGGCGATTGCTGACAGTGCCGATCTGGTTGAGGCTGACGTGATTTCCGTCGCCGCGGCGATCGAGGCATCCAGCCTGAGTCGCATTCTGGCCGTTACCACCGATGATGTGAACGTGCTGGTCTCGGGAAATACCGACAACATCGGCTATAAGCTGAAAGCCGCCGGCTACAGCCGTACGTTCTG